GATGTGACGATGAAACCCTAAAACAACTGATTATGAACAACGATGCCAGATATGATGGAGGTAACTGCCTGGTTTAAGTGGCGCCCCGAAGAGGATTCGAACCTCTGACCTGCCCCTTAGGAGGGGGTTAAGGTAGAAATAAGCACAATATATTCAATAAGTTAAAATACTCTGTCCATATACTGTCCACCCACGCACTGGACACTTTAGAGTATCTGGCTCGTAGCCGCACCACAACACCCTAAAAATCAATCACTTTCCTATTAGCGTTTGCACTATACGCGCGTGGCGGCTGTCGCCCGTAAGTGCTTAATTCTATTAAGCTAGCGACTGGCGAAAACACTACATGTAGTGGTCGCGTTAAGTTGCAGCTTTGACAGCTTTTAAAAAATATCCACCCTATAAAAAAAGGGGTACTGCTCTCTATCTTATTGTTATTACTTGATATTTAATGTTACCAATACACTAAACGTTTTCGGTTTTTGGTGGTTGACGGGCCTCTTAATTAACTTTAGGCTACCCACATAAACACAAGATATTGCGTTTTTCTGAAGCGCTATCAGGGTGTTGTACGTGAATTGAAAATGCAGAAGAGAACGAGCTCAGATTTAACGGGCTTATGAAAAAGCAGGGGATGCTTGAAACACCCCCTTTTCACTAACCGTGTCGTCGAGGCACATTAAGAAAGGAGAACACCATGGACCTTGCAATCCAGCAGTGGCGCTTCCTCATTAAGTTGAGTGAAGTTGAACCAGCAGCGCTTACCTTATTAGGGTAAGCAACAACCGTGACCAACAAATGAAATATTAGACCATTTTGTTTGCCTTGTCACGACTTGAAATATTTCTCTAAACAACAATATTGGAGTTTATAACAATGGCTAAAAAACAATCAGGCAACACAACTTCCACCCTTGCCGGAAAGATACTATCAGGGGCAAGGAAGGCCACGCAGGCAGATGCTATAAAGCTAGCTGCATCTGTTCTAAGCCAGGATGAGACAAAAGGCAAGCGGAAAAAGTAGCGGCTTGCGGCATTGCCACCAGCCCCTCGCCACCCGAGGGGCTATTTTAAACATGGAATTTCCCCATGCTAGTTACTTCAACCACAAATGAGGCGTAAAAAATTAACACGACCGCCTTTAATCGGCAGCTATGCCAAAACTAATCAACATCCCGACATCAGGAATATGATCATGGAAGAGGAAATACTTGTGTGCACGGATTGCCAATACACCACGCCAAACAATGACCCAAAGTGCAGTCAGTGCGGAGGGGTTATGGAAGAATTGGGTGATGAAGGCGACGAGCTGGTGTTGCCCAGCATTACCCTGCCGCTTCAATCAACCGCGCTTCATTAGCTCTACTGGCAACCGCCAGACTTGCCACCCCCGAAACGGTGTTTTATCGCCAGCATATTCAAGCCAGTATCTTTTTGTTCCAGGGAGCTGATGTGCAAAAAGAATATCTTATAATCTCCATATCGGTAGCCTAATTCCCCCACACCAAGGGCATTAAGCCACGGCTCCCCGTTTGAGCGTACGCTATCATACTGCTCCGCGTGAGCGCCCACCCCAGCCTCAAGGTAAAGACCATCAGCAAGCAACACGGAAGGCAGCAGCAGTATCACCAATAGAAGACCCCTCATCGGACTAACATCCTTGTGACACCACCACCAAGACCATACCAGATGTATCTCCCATCAAACGTAATGCCGCTGCTCCATGTGCCAGTTAACAGCTGCGAACGACTCCACATTAAATTTTCCCAGACAAATAACGTATTCGCTGTTAGAGCATTGCCATAAATAGAATACCCGTCAAAAACCACTTCCCCAGCCGAGCCGCCAGATGGCAACGCATTTAAGGTTGCCTTTGTTTCTAAATCGATCTGTAACAACAGCGAACGACCACGCGCATTAACCCAAACGGTGCGTCCGTCAAATATGGGGAACGTCGGAGAATCCCCCGCCTGCAAAGCAAAACTTGCGACACTATCGTCAATAGGGCTTAACAGAGACATCGTGTGATTACCGCTATTGGCTATCCAGATGTGTGTACCGTCGTAACACATCCCCCAAGGCGATGCGCCAGCCGCTAATGCGATAGTTGAAACGACCGTAGCCGTTGCCGGATCAATTTTCGATATATTATCCGTTGTTATGTTTGCCACATAAATAAAACCGTTGGCATAAACTATCGACCGAGGTGAGGTGCCCACAGTGATTGGGCCGGTAATAGTGCCATCAGCAATAGTAATGCGATACACGGGATCAGGTGCGCCTGAATCATCGCACAGTACCCACAAATATGTCCCATCATCCATCATCGGGCCATTTGGACGGCTAGCGCCAAAATCATAAGTCGCCAGGATAGTCATCGATGCAGCATCTAGTTTTGATACTGTTTCAGCCAGACCATTCACCACCCAAATAAACCCAGCGCCATAATGCAGGTCGCTAACTATACCACCCGGGTCAGTCTCAACGCTATTCACACGGTCTTGCTCATACGTTAACCCGAGCGATGCAGCAGCGGCGGGACTGTTGGCCGCACGTCCATACTGCCGTTTTTTCAGCACACCCGATATCTGTGCATCATTCACCGGGTCTAAAGTCTCGCCACCAAAATCTTCAACCACCGCCACTAGCTCACGCTGCACGGTGTTAGCCCATCCAGCGCGCATATCCGTTGGCGTTCCTGTCTCTTTAAATTCACCCTGCGCATCCGCAGTTGTAGGAGTATCAACACCAATTTTATGCATTTCGTTGCACCTCGTAATTGTATGTAATTGAATAATCGGCGGCTGCGCCGTATGTGAAGGTGGGCACGGCGTGCGCCTGGTTTAACTTGGAAATAAAAATACATTCAAGTGCCTTTTCAGCACCGTATGTGCGCAGTGGTTCGCCTACTTGATGCCCAGGGCCAACACCAACGCTTAGGCGTTGCGCTTCTACAGCAGGCACAAGGATTTCATAGTGGTTAGGTATAACGCCATCAACAATGGTGATATCAAAACCCATGCGTGATGCGACGCTGATCAGGTATGGGATGTTGTGGCCACCCACACCAAGGTAATTACCAGTAACTACTGCGCGACGCTCTTCGATCGATGCCGCAACCTCATTGCTACAGCTATCTTGATCCGCTAGATTGCGTTCCCAGTCTGGAAGCATTTCAGTTGCTGTGCGCGGGTCTGACTCTTCAAGAAGATCCAGTGCGCGCTGATGTAGGCGTGCAAACTCATCACCAATGGCCAGCATCAGGCTAGCCATGTTTGATGTAACACTGCGCGCCCAGGCAATGCCGCGCGGCAACAGGTTTAACAACATGTCACGATAATTGGTTGCGTTTATAGCCATGTGATCACACCCACAACAGGTATCTCACTCGGCAGGCTTGTCACATCGGCCACCAACCCGGTGATCGTGTGATCTTCTTCGCCTTCCGATATTGATACCGCTTCATTTATTTGCGACAGGTAAATGCTACCGCCCGGCATTGCACGGCGACGGAATAGATCATTAATTTCCGCTTCTGCATCGGCGCGAATTTGCGCCGTATCCGGTGTGATTGATATCGCCATATCGATCGGTTTTGCTGTTGGCGCAGCAGCTGTGACAATCGCAATAACCGGGCGCTTTATATCAAGATGAGCTTGCAGGGTCACAACATCGCCAGCCAAGGGAATGCCGTCACCGTAGGTATCATCCATCATGAACCGCACCACCAACGTACCATCGCCATTTTCAAGCGGGTACACCCACGCCCTGGTAATGCCCGCAACCTCATTGGCCCATGTAATATAATCATTCGTGTTGCCGCCTTGCGTTGGCTGCCGCCAGCGAGCCAGTACGCGTACACGATAAGCATCGACCGACTCTTCATCTGCCCCGCCGGTTAACCCGGCAACATCGACAACACCAATACTATCAATGCCCGCGATTGGTGATACCAGCGTTAGCGGCACACCCGGCAACGTCACGCCGCCTACGCCTGCATCAACAGCGGTAGCAGACACCGTTGCAGAGCCTACCGCAACAGTCACCAGCGCATCAGTGACAAACATGACACCATCCGCGCGTTGCATTGTTGTCGCAGGCGGTATATCGACACCGTTAGTACCGGAAAAAACAACATCACCCTGCGCTTTAGTTGCTGCAATGCGCTGAATATCGCGCACATCACCATGCCGCAACAGCCATTCGTCATCCGCCGTATCCGGGTGAATCTGCCGACTTATCCAATCCAGAAAACCATACAGCAGATGCACCGCGCCCGCGATAACATCGGCTAAAACACCCAGCACAGAAAAAGGCATGCGAGTATCTGCCCCTGGTACTCGCGCATTAATATCAGCGCGTATGCGCGCCTTTAATACATCAAGAGTCGGTCTACTAAACGCCATTTATTTGAGCACTCCATACGTCCTCGAACTTAAATGAAGCGGTATCACCGTTTGGCTTAACCACATCAATCACCAGCAGCATCACACCACTACGCAACCACTGCGCATTGGGAGCAATCGCGCGGGCAACACCAATATCCACCATCCATTGCAATGCCTCAGCGCTGTAACTCTCGGCACGATCAAGCGTCTCTTTTATTGCCAGCGCCCGCTCTAATAACCATAATTTTGAGCCGATAATGTCAGACCACCAGCCGCGTTTATCATCATCACCTGATGGCAGGTCGTCCGCCGTCACTCGTGTATCAGTGAAGAGGCTGATGATGATTGCGGTGCTCATCCCTTCATCAGTCGTTAAGTCAGGCCCATCGATAGACAGATCAAATAAACCCGGTTCAATCTGCGTTAATGCGATATCCATTGGCTATACCATCGGCGTTGTTGGTGCCGCGGCAGTTGAGCCGCTTACCTGTTGCGTATGCGCATTAAAGGTATCGCGCATCACCTGAATCGTGCCGGTAGCGTCGCTCACATCACCATCAGCATCGATATTACCTGTCGCTTTTATGTTTCCGTTAAAGGTTGAGTCGCCAGCGTTAATGGTAAGCGCTAGCGGTGTATCGATAGTGACACCCGCATCACCGAGGGTGATTGTCTGGCCCCGATGATCGTAGATCACCACATCACCTGCCTCACCGTTTTTAATGCGGTAGCGCCGGTCATTAACGCAAACCGCAATCGCGTGGCTACTGCGCCCACCTAGCGACAGCAGCAGCACTTCTGCGCCTTCATGCGGTACGCTGGTAAACCCGTAACACTCAAAGTATTCGATACCATCGAGCGTCATACCGCCGACATCAACCTGCAGCACTGTCATTTTCTTGCTTGCATCAACGCGCGTTACCACTGCGCGCCGCACGATGTTTTTAATCCTGCGCTCAAGCGCCTGCAGTAATTTCATCATCATTATTGCCACGCCTCTACTTTGGACTTCTCAGGAAGCGGCGCCAGGTCAAACGCTTCTTTTGGCATTACCCGCAATTCAGTACGCTCGCCTTTCTCATTGAGCGTCAAGCGCACCTCAGTAATCAAACGATCATCGTTAATACCCATGATGCTATCCTTCACCAGCACAAGGTTGTTAGGCATCCACAGACCGTCACTATGTTGCCAATTGTTCACGGTGTATGTAACCCCTTGCCCTTCTGCATGGCGTCGGTTGCGATGCGTCACGATGCGCCGCCCGCAGTCGTCACTGTTGCCGGGACCGTCAACTTGCACTGTTGATGGGCGATAACGCGTTATGTCCTTATCCTGTGCGGTACTGCGAAGATTGGCGGCGGCGTTGCCCCATGTTTGATCGTCCGCCGATTGCTGGCTTACGGCTGTGTATTCACTAAAGCGCTGCGCACTACTAAAGCGGCCTGATGCCTTTATAATGTTTTCACCCAATACCAACGGCGTCTCTATTCGAGTTGCCCCGCTGCGCGTGATAATAAGATCACCATCAACGTTTGGCACAAAACGCACACCACGAATGCGTGCTAGCTCATCAAGAAACTCATATATAGGCTGCCCAGGTTCTAGTACGCGAGTCTTGAACGGGCCGCCGATATCGGCCACGGCTGTGATATCGATACCAAACGGATCAGCCAGCGAACGCGCGATCGTTAGTAGGTCCAGGTTATTAAATTGCTGGCCAGGTAAGGAGCAATCGACCAAATCCGCCGCTTTGCTACGCCCAACCACTTGCAGTGATGATGTTTTTGCATCGTACTCTGGCAGCACTTCATCGACATACCCAGATAAGACTTTCGCATCACCATGCCAAACCTCGCACGCAGAACCTTCTTTGATGCCCTCAAGCCTGGTTAGTGTGAGATTAAAAGCATCAGCCGGACGCGCAAGGTTGCGAACAATCTTGATGTCCTTCCAGCCTCGATGAAGTTCACCGCCAACTTTTAACGCGACCTCAACCACTAATCACCTCCAGCGCCTGACCACCGGGCACAAACCCAGGGTGCTGAATACGATTACGCGCAACAATTTCCGCTTCGCGCTTATGATCGCCGTACACCTGATGCGAAATCAGCAATGCAGGTAATATTACCTCTGGTGTGTATGTCGTAAGTTCAGGCAGGCGAGCGCCACGGACACGAAGATCATTGCCGGTTGCCGCCGCTAGATCACATAGCGCGCCATAAACCTGGTCATTAATTGGCGCACCATCCACCGCGCCAATATGCGATCGCTCATTATCAATGGCTGAATGCAGATCAGCCAGCACACCCAGTGCATCATCACGCGTCGCAAAGTCACTATCAGCAGCCGCCTTTGCGGCCTCTGATATCACCGCACGCCGAAAAAACAAGCGCAATGCGTCAACGCTGGCTGCCTGCTGCCGTTGGCTAGCGGTACTCGATTGAAACGCACGACCACTGCCGTTAGCACCAAACATCTGTTTGTAAATACCGAGTGCGCGACCAGGCTCACTAAGTTTGATGCCGATGTTGTTAACCGCGCCCGCAATAGCCGCCGCCATTTCTGCAGGCGCGCGAATCAGATCCGCGATTGGCCCAGTAACCGAACCAACCACATCTTCTACCGACTGCATCACGCTATCTAGCTCATCAGTCACGCCCTGCACAATGTCTGCAGCCTGCCCCAGTACGCTAAAATTATCAGCAAAATCATCGATTGATTCCGTCATCACCTCGTCCGCAAGCGCTTTAACCTTCTGGTTAACATCCTCCGCCACAAGCGGTAACTGATTGGGGTTTGGCTGCTTGCGAATAAAGGTGACGCTGAATTTTGCTATACCACCTTCATTGGTACTTTCGTGCTCCCTGGCGTCTATCACCTCGACGGTCATTTCGCGGAAATACGGGTGCCGCATCAACACGCTGCCTTCGCGCTTTAATACGGCAATGAGCTTGTCACGCGCAATATCATAGTTAGCGCCAATGGTGTACATTTCCAGCGTAAATTCATCTTTACGCGCACCCATATCTTTTATTTCAGGGTCATCACGTAACGGCAGTTCATCAACCACCTTGCGCCGACCAAACTTATACTCATGGCGCTCAACAACAAACTCAGCACCACCAATGGTGCCGATCGCTGAGAATCGATTATGCCAGCTCATCGCAACTACTCCAGCACAATACCAGTATCAACTTCGATACCAATACCACTTGATTCCAGTTGATTGACACGCGGCTGACCTTCGCTATCGATCACAAGGCGGATTGTTCCTTCTACTTTTTGTTGCTGTAGAAATTCGTTATAACGACGCTCAGCATCCAGTGACGCCTGCGCCTCATCATTACCAAAGAACGCCAGCACGCGCGCCACGTTGCGGCCGATTGACTCACCAAGATCAGTGCCCTCAATAAAATTATCATTAATTGAGGTGCCGACTTGATAACCACCATAGCCCGCAGCAGCAACACCTGTAACTGCAGTGCCCAGCGCACCGGCACCCATCATCTTAAAGTTTTTTAAATCAACACCGCGCAATAAACCCAGACTTGTCTTAAGTGACATTTGCATTTTTGCTGGCAGATGTTTGAATATTTTACCGCCCGCGTAAAGACCACCAGCACCAACAAGCGCCGCTTGCATTGCAGACTCTACACTGCCATCTTTTGTTTTATTGAGCGCATCAACACCAGAGCCAAGCGGATCAGTTAACAAATCATCCATCACCTCACCCCATGAATTAGATAGCGACTGAAGCGCTGCCGCTGCAGTGTTTGCATTGATAGCAGCACTATTAATCGCGTTTGCGCCGGTTTCCTGCAGCGCCGCAAGTTCCCGCATTTTTTCTAGATTCCCCTCGATAGACAAGCCCGCAAAAACCTTTATCGCTGTTTCACCAAAAACCGAAGAGAGTTTTGTCATATCACCCTCCGCAGCCTCAAAGATTTCTGTGATTAATTCTGGCAGCGCCCTTAACTGCCCATCATCAAATATTTTTATTCCCTTAGCGCCCAGCTTCGCCTGCTTTTCAGGATTATGTAAATCCGCCAGCAGCCCCTTTGTCGCCTCAGATGCCTCAGCCGCAGAACCAACGGCATCAATCACCACTTGCGCAATTGCACCCATGTCTTTTATTGCCTGCTCACCCGTTCTACCCGCCGCGATATATGGCGCAAAAAGCTTGTTACCTTCTTTTGACAGATCACGAAAGGCAACTGACCCTGTTTTGGTTTGCTCAATGAGCGAATCCATAACCGATAACACCCTTTCAGGATCTCGCACGCCCGCCTTATATAAATTCGACAGCACTGCACCAACATCGCCACCCTCTGCGTTTGTTGCTCGAATAGCTAAAGCGAGATTTCGAAGATTCTCAGTTGCAAAATCGATGTCACCCGTTCTGGTGATAATCTCTTCAAAGCCACTCAATATTTTATCGGGATTTAATCTGATGTTTTTGTCATTCGACACATCAAACAGCTCTTGCTTAAACGCCGCGATTTGATCTACCGAGGCCCGCCCATCTGTCTGCAGTTGAGTTAGCCGCTCTTCAAGATCAACAACACCTTTGCCGCTCATCACAACAGCCGCGCCGGTTAAGTAGCCACCAATACTGGAAGACAAACCATTGAAACCAAATGATGCGTTACGTGTTGCGCGCGTTAACCGCCTCATATCACGCTCACCATTGCGCGCCATATTGGTTAATGACTTACCATTGGTGCGCGCCTTACGTGCAAGGTTACCTTCCAGGTCTACGGTGACAGCTGATTTTAAATTTCTGCGACCCACGCTTATTCCTTTTTAAGGTAAACACACAAACGATTCAGTTGCGGCAATGTCTTGCCGCCAATCTCCGCTTCACTAAAATTAGTGTAAGCAGTCAGTCTGGCGATAGCGCCTTCAATCACTGGCGCTACCGCCCTCACTTCGCCCCTCGTTTTGCACCTTCTTAACAATGGCCATCGCCTTTTTAAGCTCATCAGCCTTCTTCTGGATTAGCTCGATATCATCTTCGCCAAGCTTCCCGAGAAGTGAAAGCGGTATCGGGCCTGGCAGATCATCAATTTTCTTTATCCGCCGCCGAAGTAGATGCACACCCAATAACGCATCGCTACTCACCAGCACAGGTTCGCCATTAAAATCTAATACCAGCTCAGATTCCCGCGCCGCTTCAAGCAAATCGTTTGCGCTCAATTCACCCAGCACCACGTGCCTGCGGATAATATCCGCACCATCAGCAGAAGTCTTAAGGCCTGCCTTGAGGTCAAACTCAACCGTAGCCATTAACCGATTTCCTCGCACGCCACCGCTCCAAACTTCAAAGGAACTGTGCCTTCTTTAGCATTTAGCACTGCAGGTTCAGATACCCACGCATCACGCAAGACATATTCGCGCCCCGTATCTGTTTCAAAAAATACGGTCGCCCCCGTGATATCAGAAAGCTCACGTAGTGATGTGTCTTTTGTGTGCATCACCGTACACTCTAAAGACGGCTCAACCATTTCTTCCTGAAAACCATGCACCTTTCTACCGCCCGTTTTAGCAGTGCGATTTGCACCACCCGGATTCAACGTGGCGCCATCTTCTGTTTTTAGTTCATCACCATCCAAATTAATGGTGGCGCTACCTGTTATTTTTTTACTCACGATTCACCCCACCCTTTACTTTTTAAACTGCGTTTGTTGCGCATGCACGCGGTACTGACCCACCAACCATGGTGAATCCTGAATGCTTAAGCGATTACGATCACCACCACCCGAACCATTGCCAACGTATGCCAGTATCGAAGCCGCATAGCTCTCGTAGTCTTGCACCCACCCCAGATCTTCCATGGCGCGATACAGCGCCAACAGCTCAGCTCTGGCGAGCTTTGGCTGCATGGTTGCACCACTCACCCGCGCGCTATCTTCTGCAAGCTTATGGCGTGGAAATTTAGAGGCGAAGACAGCGCGCTGCATAAAGCGGATGCGCTCTAGTGTCTCTGGTGTGTTGATATCCAGGTAACTGTCATCCGCCAGCGCGGCACTATTGACCTGATACATGGTGATTTGGCGCTCGATGTAGACCGCGCCATCTGGCCCTACCTTGTAGCTTGCTACACCATCAAACAGCAGCAGATTACGCTCGCTGTCTACCCAGCGGGTTTCGATTGCCGGAGCCATCAACCCGGTTAATTTAAGGCTTTGCAGTGGCCTTGCTGGATCAATACCGAGCGCCGCGCCAGCCACCACGGCATTCACCGCCGCCCAAATGTAAGCTGGCTGCGGCGCGGTGTTGGTGCCCATGCAGGTGACGTGCGGATTGTTTCGACCATCGCCATGGCTTGTTGTTGCCGCATGATTACCTCTAAAGGCAGTGAAAGCACGCGCGCCTTTCTGCACAGTCGGCCCCCAACGAAGATCTAGCTCCGCTTCAAGCGCCACCAGATTGGCCGTGTCATTAAATGGGTTTACGATCCAGTTCCACCACTCATCACCAAGCGCCGCAATGGCGGTGGTGATATCAGGATTTGTTGTACCACCCGCCATCGGCACAATCGCCACCGCAATACCGGCTGGTGTTTGCTCGCCATAATAGTTAAGGCGCACATCGATATCGTTACCTGTTTCACCATTCCAGCGGGTGGTCAATGTGACCACACCAACCGCATTAGCCGCCGTAACGGGTAGTGATGTGTCTGCAGTAACCGCTGTGACAATAGCCGTTGCCACCGCTGTAACGTCATCACCCAATGTAACGGGCACCTGAACCTGCCTGCCCGCCACATACAACGCAAGCGTGCCGGTTTCAGTGACCGCACCCGTGATGGTGATGGTGCCAGCTGCCGCAGTGCCCGCGCCATTTTCATCTAACGCCACCGCCCAGACATCCATATACTGATTAGCCGCCCTGCCTGCCTTTAGCTGCTCAGCCAGCATTGAGCCGCGACCAAAATAATCCTCAGCCTGCGCAACCGATGTGACGCGCGTTGGCACACCCTCAAGCACGGTGCCCGTTGCCAGGCGCTGACCAATCATCAGCAGCTTTTGCGATGTGGTGGCGTTATTGGCAAGCGAGTTATTAAACTCAACATACCACCCCGGCAAACGAAGTGACGCGGGTATTGCATCAAAACTGATCTCGTTCATTGCTGTTTTTCTCCTTTAACTGGCGCTTTAGCGGTTTCAGCGGCTGCGTTTTTCTCAACAACACTGCCGTCATTGATGCGGCGTACCCAATAAGGTGTACGCGGCACTTCTGTGTATTTTTGAGGTAAAAACTTTTTCGCTTCACCCTCTAAATGCACTTTGCTGCCGGGCACCGCCGGTTTAATTGTTAAGCTCATCTCTGCGTCACCCCTTTGGTTGTTCAGGTAAATTGATTGAATCGCCAGACGATGGTTCGTTACCATCCGCCAGCACATGATTAATATCGATACTGCTTAAGTCACCGACCGTTATCTGCGAAACCGGCACGCCATCCGCCGGATCTGCTAACCACTCTGTTTCACCCAGTGTTATGCCGATGCGATATTCAACCGACCACACGTGGTAACCATCAAGCTCAGCTTTAAAGTCATCCGGGCCGACAGCGAATATGTCCGCGCCCTTTTCGACCGATAGCCCAAAATCATCTTCTTGCGTTATCGCTACCGCCACGGCCGTTGCAAGCTTTATAACTTCAAGACTAGAATTTGCTTCTATCCGGTCGTAAATGCAAAATGTCTTAAGGCGCACCCAGCAATCGAAGGTTTCATTGCCAAAATCACCGGGATCAATATCATCGATCTCTGTTAGCAACGCAGGCAGCGCAATGCTTTTTTCAAGCTTTGGATATGCCTCACATACAGCCAGACCAGGAATATCTGTATTAAGCCGCGCGACAATTGCATTAAGCAGCTCATCAAGCATTTTTAATCACAACCTCATATTTGATTTCCTGCACGAATGTTTTTTGAAAGCGCTCATGCACCTTGTCGAACCACTCATCAACTAACCGCCGGTTTTCGCCGCTGTCTAAATCCAGCTCGACCTTTTCAATTGGCTCGCGTTTTTTTCCTTCGTAGCGACCCTTTGTCATTTTTCGCGGATCATCGCCAGTGCGCGCGAAAACAGTTAAATTATTCTGGCCCGGCGGTTTTGCCAGAAACGCATCACCAAACAGATGCCTGCCAGCTCGCACACCACCGCGCTTTAATTGCCTGGCCTTACCAAGCCGATTGGCACTTAACGGCTCCAGGCCAACCCATATGCGCCCCGAAGGATCGCGGCGCGATGCTTTGTAAAGCTTTACACGCTGGCGAATCACTTTAAGCACCACGCGCGCTTCTGCGCCTAATGCTCGTATTAACCTGCCACGCGCCCAACGCAACGATTTATTTAATGCTCGAATTCTAGCCACATCAATCTGCCGCATCGTCGCGCCAAATTCTTGCGCAACTAATTCGACTTCATCGGTGTTGACCAGTAAGCGCATTACTTTTCAAACCCCACGCCGATCGCTGATAAGATTAGCGAGCCAACAATTGCCGCGCCCAGGAACGCCTTCCAAAAGAGTGATCGCGCGGCACGATATGCCTCCGCCAGGTCTTGCAGGCTATGGATATCTTCAGCTTTGAATGACCGCAGGTTAGCGTGGTCAACATAATGCTGCTCCGCGTCAATCCAGAAGTTTTTCTTCTGCTCGTCCAGCGAATTATCAAAAATCGCTTTAACCTGCTTTAGATCCGCCTCCGATAATGTACCCTTAGATTCCCCAGCCACCCACCACCCCCTTAGCTAAATTGCGCGCAATATCATGATCACCATACTGCGATGATCCTGATACGGGCCCTTTTTAATAACCGCGAATGACTCTTCGCCTTGCACCGTTGTAACAACCAGTGAACTGCCCTCTACTGCCGCCGCCAGATCAGACTCGCGCCCAACAAAGAATGGCTCTTCCAGGTTGGTTGGCAAACGCCCGATATCAGGCTGGCTCCACGGTGTTTGCAGGTAGCCTTTTAGTGGCGCACCATCTAGCAACGCCGCATCGCCCAGCTTATTAATAAGCCGGGCATCGATGCGATTGAGTGTTTTAGTGAAGTTCACAGTGACTGGCTAGTTATATTTCTTTTCGCCGATCATGGAGACCGAACGAGCAAAGCCAATGCCAGTGCCAGCTGTTGTTTCGCGCTTACGCACGAAAGCCTTTAGCCTTGCTGTGCTGATTGTCAACGTCTGGAATGCCGCAGCCGCATTAGTGACCTGAGTAAACGCACCACCCACCACGTTAACCCAATCGGTTACGCCGTCATCGCTATGCTGGATCACAACATCGTTTGTATTATCAGCACCCGCACCCGCTGAACTATCATGGGTGAACTTAAGATCACCTTCATAATCGCGAATATTAAGTGCCGCACCATCAACAGTAGCTGCTGCCGTGATATCAACGGCGGGCGCTAGCGATACATGCTGAATGTTTTTTGCCTTCATGATTAATTACCTTTAATTAAGGCCGCCCGCCAAAGCGGGCAGCGTTATTGGTTACTTGCCAGCTTTTTCTTTACCTTTGGGTGCCGACTCAGCTTTAGCCACCGCATCTTCACGCGCTGTGACTGCCGCCTCACGCTCTGCCAGCTCCTGCCCTACTACGCACACAGCCATTTCACGATCTGCCAGCGCCTCTTCACGCTCTGTCAGCGCCCGCAGTTTCGCTGCGATAGCTTCAGCCTGTTCCAGCGCTTTGGCTTCTTGAGAAATCAGAGCTTCAGCTGCCGCCTCTTCGTCTGCAGGTGACAGCGCGGGTTTGGCCTTTTTAACGCGTACCAGCTCTTTGGCATCTGAGTGACTGATGTGCTCACCAACAATCAACAGCTCATCGCTAGCCTCAACAGGCTTGCCAGCGATGGCGGTGTCTTTGGTGATGATGATTGCCGTTATATTTTCAGTCATCGCGCACCGCCTAACCGTTCATGCTGAATGATTCAGCATGACCGACGCCCACATCAACATCCTGAAAGACGCGCATCACCAAACCACCGCTAGCGACCTTAGTGGATACATCAGGGTTAATTTCGACCACACCCCACATACCTACGATAATGTCGGCCCAGTTTCCAAAGAGAATGCGCGCTGCAGCAAGCTGGCTTGAGGTAAGCACCTGATGCCCGTTCGCTTCATTGCCCTCATAGACAAAGCGACCAGAGCCTGCATCTTTAGCTCTAACCTTCATATTGCCGCGCACCGTTGGCGTTGAGATGTAAGCAAGCGAACCTTGCAGGGCATCATCAGCCGCTACCTTAGTTTCAAAGCCCACTGTTTCTGCCCAGGTAGGATCACCAGCAGCCGCAACCGTTTGCACATTAATACCGGTCATATTGGTAACGCCTAACGGCTGACCTTCAACGCCAGTGCCTTGGAAGATACCAAGATCAATCGCCAGCGCAGAACCTCTCAACATGGCGTTTTGCACTAACATTTCTGCATTAGGTGATGACTGCTTAATAAACCCGCGAGACAACGGCACTGCGCCCGCAATGATCTTAGGCGACATCTTAATGCTACCGTTCGAACCTTCGCTTTCCTGCGGCTCTGCGTCGTCCTCTATCCAATGAAACGTAGGCGTTAGCAGTTCACGCGGAATAGACAGATTTCCCGTTAGGCCGTCTAGCACCGTGACACCCGCTTGCATAGCGACTGAGTTGGGGCGGAGCGCCTCAATGTACATGTCTGCCATGTGGTGCTCAGGAATAAGATCCGCGCCATTAGAGATACCCATGGTGCGCTGCATCGCCAGTGAATTTTGCAATGAAGAACGAATCATCACGTCAAGCGGCACAAAGAATCCTTTTGCGTCACGATCGAGACGACCCTGAATTTCACGCGAACATTCCATCTCGAAGGCCGCGTCTTTCATTGCGCCCATGTTGCCCTCTTTGGCCGCCATGATTGCGCGAATAGCCTTAAGCACGCTGTACTGCTTTAATTCACGCTCACCTAGACCAAGACTACCCGCCTGCTCACCAGCGCCAACCGAAGCCTGCTCTGGCAGCTGATCAACAACATGCAGACGAAGCTGCTCTGCTGTTTTGCCTTCACTGATAAAACGCTGCACTGTTTCACCATCGACATAATTAGCAAAGCGAGTTGCTGCTTTATTGATATCCGCAATACGCTTACGCTCATCATCTCGCGCTTGACTCTGCGCGGTTTCGATTTGCACCGCTGATGGTTGCCCAGTATCTGCGCCACGGGACTGTGGCGCGGCTGGCGTTTCATTTTCCACTGTTTCATCTGGCATTTCACGTTCCTCTTCATTAAGTAATATTTCAAACTTTTCGCCAACCGCGCGGCCGACTCCTACACTGATATCAGCTGGCACTGTTACCAGACTGATTTCGTACGGCTCCCAATCGGTTACGAGCCACACATCCGGGCCATCATCACGGCGCTCTTGCAGCACCATTTCATGAGGGAAATAACCGAACGAAACATGCAGTAGCACGCCGTCTTGCACGTCTCTGAATTTTTCGCTCGCAAGCTCCGAATTACCAAAACGCACCATAGCCTTGCCACGGCGCTGCTCGATGCGCACATCCTCAATCACACCAAGATGCTGATCAAAGTCATGATTGAATAACAACGCACCGCCAGCGAGTAGCCGCTGCAGACGTACCGCAGCAAGCGAATGATCAAGCTTTTCGATGCCGTACCAGCGGTCTACATCCTCAGTCTCTGATGAGAAAGTTAGCTCTACGGTGCGCGCTTCAACATCGATTGCATCGCGATTGAATGTGACGCCTCGATACTGCGCACCCGTATCAATTTGCACTGAAGCGCCAACCGCAACACCTTGCAGCTCACGCTGCAATTGATCACGCGGCTTGCTTGGTTTCTTCTTTGTCTTTGCCGTTGCCGTCGCCATTATCTTTCCCTTCCTCTTCATCATTGCTCGCAGCCTTAGCCGCCAGCTCTGATAGTGAAATGCCTTTGTCCTCTAGCATCTTTGTAAATGCCGCGATCTCATCCAGCAGATCTTCAATCTCTATACCCAGCTCAGAGGCGTAACGCTGCGGACTACCCAGCCCGGCGTTAATTGCCATGATGATTGCCACAATGTCATCTTTAGGGTTAACCCAATCCCAACGGCGGCCGCGCCATAAGTAATCGCTAAAGCGCTCGATAATCACTTCTTGAGAAGTATTTTTGATCGGCGGGTTGTTGTAGGCAGCCGCCACCAGGTAGCGCTCAAAAACACGATCTAGTATTGCGCTGAATGAATCCTGCTTTGTCTTGAAGTTGTCACGCTGCTCTAGCGTGCCGGTGCGGATAGATGAAAAGTTAACGTCTGCGAGGTCATCAGTTAATGCGTGATACGAGACACCCCAGCCGACCGCCAAATAACGATCATTTGTTTTCATGAATGGATCATAATTTTCATGCGGGTATTTTGGGTCGAAGCCGATGAAAGTTTGATCGGCGCCAAGATGCCCCATGACACCCGCCTCTAGCTCTTCGTATAGTTCGCCGTCTTCGTCCTGGCCATCAGCCACTGCATGCGCGGTGCCACCCTGAATAAAGCCCATTTTTGACGCGCCACCACGTGCGGCGACGATGGCTGTTTCTTTGTACTCTTCCTGTTGATGCAGGTTTGACAGACCCGCCACCATCCAGCTGACTGCGCGCAATTGCTCTGGCTGGTCTGGCAAGAACCAGTGAACAATATCTTCTGCAGGCACAGGCTCGTAACTAACGCGCTCATACATCAAACCCATGCGCTCACCTTTTTTCAGGTGATATTTGATTGGCTGGTTTGCCTGGTTAACTTCAATGCCCAAGCGAATACGATTGCCGTTTGAAAGGTTCTCATTAAGCCGGTGATCTAAGCGCGCAGGATCTAGCAGCTCAATAACAAAGCCCCAAGGATTCTTCGTGGTGGGTTTTACATCGTGCAGCCTAGTGAGCACTTCACCATCGCGCGGGCCTGATCTTGCCCATAGGCGCTGGCACTCTTTAAACGAGTATTTTCCAGTGATTTCACACACGCCACGCTTCGCCCACTTTTTGAAGTCCGAGGCGATCAACTTATTGTGCTTTTTATCTAACTTGCCGTTTTTGAGCTTGCCCTGCACTTGTAGCGTGAAGCCATTTGGCCCAACGATGTGATTCTCACACAGCGCCAGGAAACGACGCGCCAAGCAGCTGTTTTGCTCTTCACCACGCGCACGACTGCGGATGGTGTGAAGACTAGAGCGCAGCTCATTGTTAATGTCGCCACCTTGAGCTAGCCAACCTTCATTCAGACGGTCATTCAGGGCCGCTTTATAGATGCGCTTTAAAGAGAAACGACGATAACGCCGACGCAAAGGCTTTTGCTCGACGGCTATTTCTTGTTCACGATTTTTCTTAAAGGGCCACGCCATGCACTGATGATGGCGCAGGTAAATGTCACTTTAGTGGATGCCGAGCCATTAAATGTTAACTATTTTAATACGCGCCTTTAGCCCTTGAATGCCACAATTAAAACATCAATCGAGAAGGTTTCAGACCTACCGCCTACCGTGGTAATCGTGTTAGCGAGGCGGTAGGTTCTATGCAGCGTGCCGCCGGATACAAATATAACGGTTGATGTTGTATCGTTTGAAACTGAGACCTGCGTTATGCCAGCAGGCACCGCCCATGTTGATGACTGGATAGTGTCGCCATTAAGCCACTTAATGTAAGACCTACCGAAATCCAATATGGCGGTGGGCGTTTTGTATCGAACCGGAATGGCGTCAATGATCATACTGCTATTATCCTTTTTTCATCCGCAATTGAGATCATGCGGCAATCACCCGGCAATCACGCGAGGTTTCGATTAAGCGGTTATCGATGCCGGTACGCACTAAACGAATCAGCGGCGGCAGTCGATAATCGCCGCCCAGGGCAAACATACCCGCGCTTGCGGCCTCACTAATGGTTTTGCCGTCCATTTGCACGCGGAATGTAACGGTGCCATCTGTAAACGATTCCGCACTGGTGTTAGCTGCAAGGCCCATGCTGATATTTAATGCACCAACCACTTTGGTGACTGACACGGTGCCGCCCGTCAGCGGTTGAATGCTTGCCAGGTTACTGCTGGCGCTGCTTGATGAAAGCGTTGCGCCGGTCATCGGTACGTTTGCTGTGACGGCTGCATCTGCACTTGATGACGACGAGAGCGAACCGGACAAGTTGCCGCTTTCATCGGTTGCGAATGTGCCGCTGCTCACAGCCTCTGCGATTGTGTTGCCGTCCATGCTCATGCCAATCGTTAGATTACCGGTATTAATGGCCTCCTGAATGATTGCGCCGGTCATCTCCATACCCGCAGCAAGTGCGGCGGTGGTGATCGCTTCGCTGATCGTTGAGCCCGCAAAACTCATAGTGGCAGACATTGCGCCGCCCGCCGTTGAAATGCTCGCAGTGTTGCCCGCTACCGGCACGCTGGTGGTGACAGTGCCGTTGGCTGTACTGATTGAGACAGTTGCGCCGGTTAGCGGGGCAGTTGCGCCATTCTCAGTATATGTGACAAGCAAAGCAGGGCGCTGCCCATCTGTGCCTGACGACTCCTCATATACTCTGTATGTTGCGTCTTGCCCAACACCATCACGCTCTGTGTGCCAGCCATTATTAGCAAACGTGCCATCTGCCATACCCTCAATATCAGCAGCTAATTGTGCAGAGCTGAAACTTTGCCACCCTACAATAGCAGGACTAATCATGCTGCCCGTTATCGTCGATGATATGTCAGTGCCGACATCTAAAGCGCCTGGAGTCGTCCAGCCGATAACGCCGTCAATTGTATTCCAGGTAACAGCAACCTCCGACCAAGGTCGCAACACTTTCCTAAAATTCTGAGTGTGGTCAGCGCCACCGCCGGGGTGGTAAAGCAGGTATAAATGATAAGATGCACTACTCACTGTTAGCGAGCCAGGCAGCAAAGAGATCTCGGCCGCGCGTGACAAAAAATGCCTCGTGTCACCCAGGCCATACTTGGAGCTTTCTAATCCAACACCATCATAATTGGTTGTTGGGTCATTGGAAAATATCTGACAATCCTGCATGCCAGCATAATCACCAATGTATGCTCCAACAGTATTGCCAGAAAAAACGACATCAACCACGGTCTATCGCCACCTTTGCACGTAGCCATCCGAATCTTTAGTCAGCATCGTGTCAATGTCATCGACATTATCTAATACATAGTCGGCAACCCGATCAAGTGACCACCCACCTTCAAGGAACCCATCTATGCAAGCGTTTGCGACGGCAATCAGCGAGTCAAGGTGATTCATAATCTGCGCGCGAGTGATAAGACCACCCTGGTAATTAGCAAGTGCGCTATCAACAAACGCGATAGCAGCGGCCCTACTGCCGAATCTTTTTATCAGTCGCGTCGAGATCCGTCTCTGCAGCTCATATTTAACCAGGATCGGGAGCTGAACATTTCGACGCAGTACAGATAAAGCCGTCTCTCTCAGGCTATCCGCTTTAGCTTGATTACCACCAGACTCTGCGGTTATTGCAAGTGACTCCAGGCGCTTGTATTCGATAGCGCCGGCCGTCATTGCCTGCTGAGCATGCATTAAGTCGCCGTTCAGCAGCTCGCGCGCAAAACGATTTCTATGAACATCTGAAACAGCCACTAGCAGATCCCCATGTGAATAATAACGATTAACGATCTTAAAGCGTGTAAATTCATTACTGATCGACTGTAATCGATAAGCCGCCTGGCCCGAATCTGTTACCGGTTGAACCAAGACCAATCTGGATCGGGCCTGCGCTTAATGTGTTGCGCTCGCACAAGTTACCCCCCACCGCTTCATCGAACCAACCAAACATAAATATAAAGCCCGTTGTGTAAGCTTCTGTTGGCGCATCGGGAAAGGTGACATCGACGTTATTTTCAATCGTGGCATCAGTGCCGCTGCTTACCGTTGTGCTGCCAGCGCCTTGCGTGCCGGAAAAGTTTGTCAAGTTACAGGCGACGGGAACACGCGCATAATCAGCGCCAGCGGGTTCGATGAAAGCCGTACCGTTTTCGATGTTGGTGTATTGCTCTGTTAAGGTTGCAGCGCCATCAACAATCACCTCATCATTAACGCCAGGGTACGACGGTTGCGCTACTGCAAGCGCACCGGCACCGGCGGTTACCTGGTAAAGCTTCCAACCCTGCGCAGTATTAACCGCCACGGTGTCATTAAGCGCGACGACCAAACTGTTTTCGCGGCGATGATCAACAACACCTAGTGCGTAATGAATATTGATAGGCGCTGATACTGATATGGTTTTACCGCCGTCCATCGTGATTGGTTGGCCGCGCTTTAATAGGTCTGCTACTCTATTTTCCCAGTAATTGGTCATGCTCATTGTCTAACCCTCTTCGCGCTCGTTAGTTACAAACGCTATTAATAATCTATAACAGTGTCACTTTTATGGGCGTTAGCGAAAATTTCGCCAGGTATCACCACGCTCGATACTAGTGATTGTTTTCACGTTAACCTTTTCCTGCTTGGCTATATCCGCTTTCGGAACGCGACCCAGCGTCGCGCGTATTCTTTTCACCCGGCAACCATTAAGTTTCGCGTTTGATTTTGGCGCGCGCACACGGTGGCGCTTCATCGCCCTGAAGAACGTTCGGCTGGTAACACCCGCGCCGCTTGCTGCTCGATTTCGATTAAGTCCGCATTCAGCGAGGTGCATTAATACATCGCATTTATCCAGCATGATTAGGATCTCCCTTTAAAGCGCGATCTGATTTTGTTGTGCCGTTTCTTGCCAAACTTTAAATCACTCACCGCTTCTTCAGCATCAACCAGGCGCTGATAGTATTGCTGCTGCTTGATTAGCTCACCTTCACCAAACTCAATGGCGCGATCTGCGAAAGCACCTTTAATCAGGTCTAGCTCATCGTTTGTGGCACGCTCCATAATGGCGGCGTTGATTAGATCGAGCATTTTTCTTGCGGTGCTGCGGCCGTCATACGGGCCAGTTGTTGGATCTGGCTTTACCAGCAGCGGCCCTGTATTGATCGATTGGCGACTGCCGTCCGCATGTGTGACATAGCGCGCCCAGTCATACCGACCTGCTGCCCAGGACGCCGTGACGGCTGTATCGAGATTAAACTGGTGGTCGTCACCGTTGGCTGCTGACTGAAATCCATAATGCTCAGTAGCGTTAAATAACGCGTAATGCAGCACCCAGCCTTGCGACGCGGGATATTTTGATAGTGATTCACGCCACTCGTTGCTGTCTCCAGCGGTAATGGTTCCAGGTATCATGCTTGCCTCCTTTTGCTTAGCCAGCTTTTAGGTTTTTTTCTGCGAGCTGTTCGGGTGGGTGTTTTTTCTAGCCGCACTTCTTGAGCAGGCGCGGCCGGTTGAGCTTCATCATTGCTTGCTGCTTTAGGTTGCCGGTGCTCATCTGTTACTGCTGATGCACTAGCAAACATATCTTTTATGCGCGGTTGAATTACTTCCTCAATCTTTTGCCAGTCACGTTCGCGCAACTGGTTAATTCGCACTGAAGGATGGTTGGCTGCAGCGAAGGCGTAGACCACGCAGTCAAGCGCTTCGTTTCTTTTGTGGCGCGATTTGATCCAGCGATGCGTTTCGGTGCAGTAACGCTCTGCCGTTAACTGCTGGTAAAAATCATCAGGCAGGTCTTTGGGGAAATTGCAGATCAAGCAATATTCGCTATCGTTGGCGGCCTCTGCAACCGTTTTGGCATCATGATATAGCTTGCCAAAGATTGAACCTTTGGCGGTGTCGGTGCCGACATACCAGAGTTCTGCGCCGCCTTTGAGTACGCCACCACCCAGCTTGATATCAACCTTGCTTGGACGGCCCGCGATGATTGGTTTGTTGGGATATTTAGAACCCTTGATACCAATAACGCGGCGATGCTGGCGTGTGCGGGTGTAGTTGTAGGCCATCTGCGTGTGATGCCCACCGGTATCGACTGCGATAACAAGCGGCGACATCGTGACGCCGTAGCGATTCACGAATTCCACATCAAGCACTTTTCTATCAAGCTTTTTCCATTCCGCATCCAGCGCGGGATCGAACGGCTCTTCAAACCAGTCGACCACCCAGATGCGATTGTCACGGCCCCAGCCGATGATCACTACCGCGAAACGGTCGTCTTGAATATCGACGCCAGCCGTTAACATCAAACAGCCTTCAGGTATCACGCGGCTGATGTGTTTGCCTGCGCGGTCGCGCACTTCCTTCCAGTCAACCTTGCCGCTTTCGTCTTCATAGACTTCGGCCATGATTGTGTTGACGTGTACTTTCCAGCGCTCTGGCTTGTCTTTTGTTTTGGCGCGATCTTCAGAGATCTCTTTCCATGTGTAACCGAGGCCAACAGGCGTATAGTATGACGGCAACATAAAGCCCGGCACTTTATGCCCAGGGTTGTGCGCGCGCCATTCTGCGTTTTCTAGCATCGCATCTTTATGCTTTTCTTCGATGAGGCTGCCGCAATCAGGGCACATAAATTGGCCGTCATCAGTTAAGTTTTCGTTACGTAGAATATGCATATGATCGCAGTGCGGGCACGGCACGTATCGGTGGCGCTGATCTGAATTAGTGAATTCATCATCAACGACAGACTCATCTTTTACAGTAGGCGAACTAGCTATCAAATGCTTGCGGCGACGGTATGACGCAAGGCGACGGTCAACAATATCTAGCCCATGACCTTCGTTATCAACATCATCAAGCCAACGATCAACCTCATCACTAAAGGCTTTTTTAACTGGCGTCGATGAAAGAGATGCTGCAGCAGCTGCGCTACCGATAACCAAAAAACCACCCGTGAATTCTTTCATGGTGGCGGTGTTGCCGCCGTCTTTTGAGCGCGGCGGCGTTACGCGCTGGCTTAATTCAGGTGACAGCCTAACCATCGGGTTAAATCGCTGACGCACCCAGCGCTGCCCCATACCGAAATCGGGATACGTTACGATGATCGGCCCCGGATCTTGATGGATGCTAGCGCCTAAGAAGTTAAGGCCAATTTCAGTTTTACCAGACTGCGTGCCAAACTTAAGCACAACGCGCTGGCATGGATGCGAGGCGTCCAGACACTGCATTGGTTCAAGTAGATTCGGATTACGCGACGTGTGCCAGTCGCCATGCTCTGCCGATGATTCGCGCGGTAGCTTGCGATAGCTATCCGCCCACTTGTCGATCGGCATCGGCGGAATGACAGCCCAACCATCAGACAGACCGCGCGCGTACGTAAGCCGACCATGAACAAGCGGTATTGCCTGTTCGCCGATCCGTACATCAACAGCCGCGCTCATTGCTGCAGCCCTTTGGCGTATTCAGATAATTGATTGCAGACAAGAATTAACTCCGCCGTTAGCAGGTCCTCTATTTTGTTCGGGTCAGTTTCTAATGCCAGCTTATTGCAGATGCGAGCCGGGATAGACAGCAGCGCTTCCTGAGAAGCACGACCTGTTTCAAACGCAGCGCGGTAGACGCTATCCATATCACCGAGGCGACCGGCGTCTTTTTCTAATCGCAAATACATTCGAGCGTTTTTTATTTGCTCACCACGCAGCTTTTCATCTGCCAACTTACTCGATTTCGGCGAAGCCTTTTTAGGGGAGGAAGACCGATCACCGCCGCGAGAATCCAGAACAGAGGCAAGGAGATTGTCGGATTGCACGACATCAACCTTGCTGTCTTCAGTCATCACTAGTTTGTTTTCTTTTTTGTACTGGCTAACAGTTGAACGACTCACGCCGCGATGATCTGCATATTCAGATTGCGAAATATATCGCTTGTTGTCACTCACTGTATGGCACCTGTAAGGCAAAGATTTTTGCCACTAACTAGCCAAGCCACGCGGGTATGCGCCCTCGCATGGAAATACCCTGGGAAGAACCTAGATCGTGATGGGCGGCTAGGCATGGGCACCTACCTGGTAATGATCGTTGCACGCCTGCTCTGCTGCAGAGATTGCATCATCAGTGCTGGCAAACTCATGAGCCGGAAACGAACCAATCGTCACACTTGCACGGCCACCGTGACCAGTAGCAGGCGGCACTCGCTCACCAATCGCATACGTCACCCGATACTTCAAACCCGCGTGACTCTGAACGCCACATTCTTTGACTATCTTTTCCTCTGGAGCATATGCCAGGTAGCACCAGTCACCACCGCAACGAACCACACGAATCAGATAACCCTCACCACTCTCTTTCGTGTAGCTGCTGGTCTTGATAAACACCAAACCCTGTGACGGCTGTGACACCCTTGGATCTAAGGCCGTCACAACTCTAACTCCTTGATACTGCTTAACTGTGTCAGTGTGACATCTGTGACAGGTATATAAGCCCCTGCGTGCGCGTGTGCGCGTGCGCCCCTATGTGTAGGTGTCACGGGCGTCACGGTGTCACATGCCCCGGCTGGCGTGGCCTGTAGCGCGTGACGCCTGTTTTTTGAGGGTGTCACAGCCGTCACAATGGTGGCCTTTCTTGGGTATTCTCTCGCGAACCATCACCTACATACGTCCATCGGCGGCGCTGTCGGCGCTTCTCGCCAATCTTCACCGGCATATCAACACGTTTAACCTTCCACCCTAACGAACGCATAATCGGCCCGACACGGTTCTCATGCGCCTGCTGAATGTGCGGCGCGTCCATCTTGATCGCATCCTGCAAGATCTCACGCGTGGCGAACGTCTTATCGAATCGCCCCTGCAACCACTCATCGATAATGTCTTCCCACGGATCGCGCTGTAGACGATCGTCCTGCGCTTCCTTAACAACCGGGAATTCAGGGTCAGACTCATCAACCCAATATTTGTATCGCTGATCACGATGCCCGCTCGAAACGCCTTCGGCGTAAAGCTGTAATGCCTCAGCCCACAGCTGGTCACGATTAGCACGCACCCAATCAAGATCGATGCGCGAGCAATACGCAGGCCAAAACCGGCGGTTGCCGCTGTAATCTCTCAGGTAGGTATCATTGTTGGTCGTGCCCATAAACACAGTCTGGCGTGGCCAGTCCTGCACGTTGCGACCATACGGCGGCCTGAAACGATCCTGCGCCGTTGAAAAGAACTGCTTAAGCGTGGTCGTATCAGCCTTGTTAAACGAATCCAGCTCAGCCACCTCAAAGCCCCACACGCCCTGTATCAGTTGATAAGCATCTTTATCACCAATGTTGAGCGTCGCATCACTAAACCACTCACCGCCAAACAGGCAGCGCACCGTGGTTGATTTACCCTTACCCTGGATACCCTCAAGAATTAAAACGTTATCCATCTTGCAACCCGGATTCATCACCCGCGCCACCGCACCAATCAAAAACCGTTTGCCGATCAGCGAAAGATAAGTCTCGTTGTCACTACAGCCCAAGCCATTAACCAGCCAGCTTTCAAGCCTTGGTTGACCATCCCACCGTAACGGCTCCAGGTAATTACGCACCGGATGAAAACGGTTCGCCTTCGCCGTCACAATCAGCGAATCGGCAATGTCTTTATCATTAGGCGTAAAGCCAAAGTGATTCGCAAACCACACACGCAACGCGGCAGTGTCCGAATCTTCCCACTCCCCCGCCTCACAACCTGGCATCGGTGGCGCTTTACGTTTAATGATCTTATAACTGAAATCACAATAGCCCAGCACGCCCTGCCAACGCTCATCACACTGAAATACCAACGCCACATTAAACACCGAGCCGACCGGATCACCGCCTTTATTCGTCTCGTAAAGATCCTGCCAGCGCTCGTGCTCATCAACACTCGCAATCGGCATCAATTTATCGCCGCCACTATTATGGACTTTCCCTTTAAAAAGCTTCGCTACGATATCGGTATTGGGTGTTTTTGTTTCTGGCGTAACATCAAGCGCCGCTATGTCCTCACGTAGCTGCGCTGCCAGCGCCTCATCATCAGCGCCCTGGTCATTAAAATCAGTTGGCCCCTTGCCCGTCATACTTCCCTCTCATTAGCAAAACGCGGTAACACCACGGCACCACCAACTGCAGCAGCAGCCAGAATTGCCTTGGTGACACCAACATTAAAAGACTTGGTTCGATCGCGTAGGCGCGAGTCGTCATCAGGCACAACCTCAACAACCACATCAGGCCGCCGCGCACGCACCGAGCCAATCACCCGCTGCACAGCAGACGAGCACTCAGAAACCCTGATAAACGCCTGCGGATAACCGTTAAAGCGATCATCATCAGCGAAAATCACAATCTTGATATTGGGATATACCCCTTTAAAAGCTTCGCATACCGGCAGTATGTTGCCTGCATCAAAAGCGGTGGCGATAGGTGTTTTGATTGCCTGGTAAATAGAGGCAGCAGTCGCATAACCCTCAGCAACACCTAAAGTGAAAGCTTGCCCTTTATCGGGCAAGCGCCCTATTAAATGAAACCGGCCTTGCTTCGCGCCGCCGGTTAAAAAACGCTTATCACCATTTGCTTGAATAAACTGCAGAGACCATAACTTGCCATTGATATCGCGCACCGGCACCACAATCGCATCACTCTTCGCAAACCGAAGCCCCCACGCCTTAACACGCTTAGTCGTTAAGTATGGCGAGCGCCCGGTATCAGGTAGGTGTTGCCAGGTTCTAGCGGCGCGCTCAGCGGTCTCTTCCTGCAGCGCAGCCTTTTCACGCTTTGAGCGTTCGGCAGCCTCCGCAGCTAACCGGCGCGCTTCTTTAATATCTTCATCAGTAACTCCCTCGATATCTTCCAGCGTTAAGGTCGCATCAGCACCGGTCGCCCAGTTCATTAATTTGCCAACAATCGCCACCGTACCGCTGCTAAGTCGTAACTCACTTAAGCAGTACGCGCCGTTTTTTGGTTTACGTTTCTGCTGGCCGTTATAAGCAGGCACGCGGTGCCACTTGCCATCCATCGTAAAGGCTTTAACAATCACCCCAATCGAATCGGCGGCGCTATGCACGCTGTCTAGCGCATTGCTCAAGCGCCCGCCTCCATACAGGCAGAACAAACAGCAAAGCCAGCAGCAGCACGGTCATTATCATCACCGCACTTACTGCATGCATCAGGCCCAGCCAGGTTAACCGGCCCCACGTTTTTCATCGCGTCTTGTTGGCGCGCCAGCAAAGTGGTTGTAAAGTCAGCATCATCCATTTGAACGGCCTACCGAATCCATGGCTTCGATCTGTCTTTACTTGATATCTCAATCATCATTCCTAACAGCACAATAAATACCGCGTATATCAATACAACTAAAGCAATCGTCATTTAGCTTTCTCCCTGTTTTCATCAATCGCACGTAACACAATCAAGTGCTGCTCCATGCTTTGTAAAATCTCTTCACGCGTATTAACGCTGTTCAATATGCCGTCATCCATCAGATCATTTGCGATAGCCAGGCTAGCCTCAGATGCCTCTGTCATAAACTTAACGTGGCGCATCATTTCGTCATCACCAATTTCAATCGGCGAGAAAAGCAGGCCATCGTTATGCAGTAATAACTTGCGCAGCTGCATCCCGTATTGTTTGTCTGGTCGCACCTGATCCAGCGCCAACACCAACGGCGTTTTAACGCAAAGCGGGAATGATCGCCCGCCCATCACACAGCGCATCAGCTCCTTGCGCGCGTTCTCTTCTTTGCGCGCCATCTCTTCACCGCCGTCATGCAGGTGAACCGCTTCAAACTTCGGCACATCCTTACCGGCAGGAATCATATCCAGAAAGATCGGCGCAAAGACTTCGCTTAATTTTGGCCAGGTCGTTCTTTTGCTCTTGATCAAAGCATCAACAAAATCACGAATGACCAAATGCTCAGGTCGGCGTTGCGCGGTTACGGACATTGGCAAAGACCCCTTTCATCGCTACGCTGCAGCCATGCAGTTAAAGACAATAAAAAAAGCCCGCAGACCCGTAGAGGAGAGGGCCAAAGGTCGTGCGGGCAACGTTCGGCAGGGAGTGAACCCACCACAGAGCACCTTCCATCTAGGGAGGATGATCGCCGTTTGGGTGCAGCGTAAAAGGTGCTCTTCGGTATGCTCATGCTGCCTTTTTCTGCCGAAGATCATCTGGAAGACCATCCTCAGGGTGCGGGTAAATCACAGGCGAAAGCTGATGAGGTGTCTTTTCCCAGCCGATAAAATCACACAGTGGAATGACTCTTTCCGGTGGAAGCGCCCTCGTCCACTTACTAACGCCCCAGGCGGAAAGCCCGAAGTGCCTCGCTACTTTTGACGGTTTCCCACCTAAGTCGATGGCCTCTTCAATGTTTTTTCTGGTGCGGTCGTCCATACCGGGAACTTACAACCGGAAGTAGCCTTTTGTCAACCGATAATAGGATTTACTACCGATGGTTGCAGGTCTAGCATTGTGTTTATGAAGGAAAATGAAAAACAGGCTTTCTCTAATCGCCTGATATTAGCCATGAAGGCCACGCCCGACGCTGTGAAAACAGGCACCAAGCACGGTGTCGATGCCGCTAAGCTGAAAGCTAAAGCCCGCGTGTCACGCGAAATGGCTCGCCGCTATCTCGAAGGCATGGCTATACCTAACCCAGACCCAATGAAAGCGATTGCTGAATGGTTAAACGTGCGGGTTACATGGCTAAGGGATGGTGAGGCACCAATGGCAGCGGGCAACACAAGTGTCCGAGAAAACAGCGGCTATTATTACCCAGCTCAATATCAACAACTGATTGCGGATCTCGACAAACTCCCAATCAGCGTGACCAATCATATTTCCAGCCTTATCTCTGAGCTAGCGCGCCTCTCTTCCCAGGAAGAAACCGATCGGGCTAGCAAAGATGGCTTTGAATTCGGCGTAAAGATGGCTGAAAATACCACGGAAAGCATAAAAGCGCGTAAAAAACAGGGTTAATCTGTAAAATTTTACACTTACCCTAACCCCAGCGGAAAGGCACAAACAGTAGTCTTGTTTATGTCAGCTTAAGGGGTTTACCTAATGGGGCGCAGCACAAGTTTATCTAGACATAATGACTTTCCGCTAAAGAAGCTGACCACCGTCCTACACGTGGATTAACGCAGTGCGTCAGCGCCATAATGTTTAATGACGATGAGGTCATAAACTTATCAGGATCGGAGGTCAGCATG